TCCTTCCTTTTGCAAATTTTATGGTTCTAAAGTACGCCCCCGGTTGGTATCATGCTGCTAGCACTTGAGATGCCTATTTGACTATAGTTACCACCGTAGTCATCTAACTCAGCATTTTGATCATCCATTTCCATAGAGTCTGAATTTGCGCCTTCATCTTCGATTGCTTCCTCTTCTGCTATGTTTTGTCCTTGATCTTGCTCATCAGGTGGAAGTCCTTGTTGAGCTTGTGCTTGTTGTTCTGCTTGTGCTGCCTTAGCTGCCATTAGAGTTTGAGCATAAACAGGATTCAGGATTATATCGCCTTGTGGAAGTGGCTTATCTCCATAGCTTGCACGAATTTCATTCACTGTTCTTCTGTATTCAACTTCTTGTCTTTCAAGACTAATTTTTTGTTGTTCAATTACATCTGTGTAGCCATAGAAGCTAAACTCATATTTATAGTCTGTTTTAGGACCGATAATATATTTATTAACAGTTTTCTCTAAAAATCTTAAAAGAGGAACAAGCCCTTTGTCTTTTGAAAATTGAATTCTTTCTAATAAAGAAGAGTCGTTTAAAGATCTACTTTGTCCAGAAACTCCACCCTTGTTTGGAAAGTTGATTTCAACTGGATCAATTTGGTAAACTCCGCAAGTAACGTTAACCAAGTATTCTAGCCATTTTCCAAACTCCATCTCACGGTTAGAAGATCCAAGGTTTACCCATTCAACTCCTCCTTCACTAGCTAGGACCGGAGTTTTCCAAGCATTAGCAACGCCAGTTAATTGTGCATGCCAAGCTCTTCTGAAAGAATCTAAATCTTCTGTGGCTATATTAGATCCTTTAATATTTAATATTCCTTTTGGAGTAGATCCTTGTGTAAAAAATCTCTTATTATATTCTTCTCCATAAATTTGAGAAGCAATATAGTTAAGTGCCATTTCCATTTCAGAAATACCATAACCATTTGCTTTAATATCAGTGGTAGGATTTCTCACAGCAAAAGCCATTTCATCATAAGCATAAGCTGTATATAGGTTGCCATCGATAAACTGGACATAGTAGATTCCTTTTTCGATTCTTGTTTTTGGATCTGATAGTCTTATTGTACCAGAATCTACGGCATAAAACGCAGAAGGTTTTCCTGTTTTTGGATCTTTCACTATTTCAAAGCATAATTGGTCAAAGGTTAAAGAATCTCTAACTATTTTTCTAAGAAATGTTCCAAAATCATCTCTTTGAGGATCTTGGCTTAAAGTCTCAGGAGTTCCACAGTGGTCAAGAAAATCACCAAGATCCATAATATTTTGTACTTCTTCTAAAGTAAGACTATTAATCATATAGGTAGGATCAGCTTGTTTAAACATGTTTTGATATTTTTTGTGTTTAGGCATAATCATATATCCAATGCGATCATTTGGCTGAATATAAGGAGTGGCGAACAAGGAAGTTTGATTAACTCTAGTATTTATAATAGAGGCAATAACTCCATTGCGATAGGACATTTTTCGAAGCATTTGATAGCTAAGAGCCCAAGAAGCGTTTTTTGTTTTAAATTGAAGATAATCAAGAACAAACAGGGGATCATAAAATTTAGTTACAGGGACTTGATCCTTTGGATCTTGCTTATCTAAGACTTTTCCACCAGCTAGAGCTACTTTTTGAGCCTTTTCAAGAGCTTCAGTGCCACCATTTTGTTCAGCAAATGTATATGCTAAATTAGATTTTGCTTTTGGTCTAGCCATTCCTTATCTCCAATAAACCGAAATTTTGACTCTTTAAACTATAAATTATTGAAAAGTCACTAATAAATGTATTTTTCCCAATTTATTATCTCTGCTGTTTCATCAAGGGTTATATTAACATCTGTTGGGTGCAAATTGTCAAGAACCGTTCTTTTATTATCATAAACAGAGCCTTTTGGCAATTCTCTTGACCCACCCTGAAAATCATCTTTATTTAAGAACTGGAATCCAGAATTTTGTTTTTCATGTACTAAAATAAAAGTTCCTATAGCTTTTGCAATAACACTATCATCTTTTTTGCCCTTATCTGCTTCTGGTCTGCCATTATCATTATACACGAAAGTCAAAGCTTGATGTAACCAAGATCTGCTATAACACACATACATGTTGTTTCTAAGCATTTCAGCAGAGTTATCGAGAATTAATGGTCTTGTTGCACTAGTAGTAACAAATCCTGCTTTATTATCTTTGGCAAAATAAACCTTTGGATATTTCCCCAGAACTTGGACTTGATCTTGTAAAAATCCATTAACTGCCCAATAATTAAGTAAGTGACCATGATTGTTTCTTTCAATAACTAATCTAGGAAAATTATATAAAGCTCCTAAGTGATATATAAGTCTCCAAAATTTAGGCATTGGAATTGTATCGGAAATTTCCGCACATTCTTCTACAAAAACAGGGTCTTTATTTAATCTAAGGACAAAAGCACTTGAATTATCTGAATTAGGGTTTCCTTCAGCAGGATCTACACATAAAATATATTGTTCTCCCGGTATAAAGTTTTTATATATTGTAATAAGTCCGTCTGCTTCTTTTTTGATCCATCCCTTTTCTAGTACTACATCTCCTTCTTCGTTCATTCTATCCCATGTTTTGTTTGCTTCATTCCATAGAATAATTGATTTTAAGATCTTAGGATCAAAGAATGGTCTTCCAGATGAAACAAAGCAAGTAAAATCATCCTCTGGGTATTCTTGCGGAAACTTGTTTTTCAACTCTTGTTGTTTTGCTCTTCTCCAAGCAATTTGTGGAGTATCTAACTCATATGCTTTTATAACTTCCTTTTCTTCTTCTGATAAGGTTTGTTTGATATAATCTACTTCTGAACTATCCATATTATCAAACCTGTATTCATCATGCTCAAACCATCTAAAGAAAAATGGGTAAGGAATGTTTTGCATTTTCATTTCTTGTTCGGTTTTCTTCTTGGCTTCATTATACTCATCATAGAAGTGATTGTAACCATTACAAGTTGTTTCATAAATAATTTTGCCTGATTTTGGAACTGCTTGTATCAAACCTGCCAAAACATCTGAAGGATTATCCCAAAAGGCGTATTCTGAGCAGTGTAATAGGTTTACCGTAGCTCCTCTGCCGAAATCTCCTGAGCCAGCAGTACCGATTTCAATACGGGAATTAAGGTGTTTAAACTCTATTTCTGTTTTAGTTGAGAATTTTCTTTCGGGTTGGATTTCTTTGGGAAGTCTTTCAAACATTCCCAAGGTAATTCTAAAAATATTTTCTGTGGATTTTTTATCGTGAGCAATAATAATGGCTCTAGTGTTTGGAACTAGGATAGTTTCACAAAGCCACAAGGCGCAGATTAAAGTAGAGAATCCAAGCTGCCTTGGCTTGTTAATCATATATCTATTTATGCCAAAGTTATGTAAAGATCCTATTTTACTATAAAATCTATCTTGAGAACTGTTAAAAAGAAATGGAACCACGTTCCTATCTTTATTAACAATAGTAAAAAAAGTTTCAATAAAGTATCTGTTATCAGATAAACATCTTTGTATTATTGATTCTTCGCTTGTCTGCTGTAAGCTTTCTTCACCCATCTTTTTGCTAGCTTCCTGTTAACTGTAATTGGGTCAACTTCATTTTCCCATATAATAATTGTGTCATATCCATGATCTTTGAACAAATTAATTCTTTCTAGGGTTTTTCTTACACTATCGTTTTGATGGAAGTAATTACCATATAGTTCTATAATGATTTTTTCTGATTCATTAACAAAATCTGGGATTTTCCCAGAAATTACTTTTCCACCATTTCCAGTGTATTTAAATGATGGTCCAAGGATCTTTGCTAGTTTTTGTTCTGTTTTATTTGGTCCTTTGCCAAGATATCTTTTTCCTGTTCTAACAAAATTTCTTTTTGCTGTTAATTTTTTTCCTATATCATAACTATAATTAACAGATCTCAATCTTTTAACCCACGCTCCGCTCTCTTCTTCATGATAATGTGAGCAAGTGAAACTTGAACTTCATCACCATTCTTGGTAGCACCTCTTATTAGGCCACCTAGTTGATTACCATAGTTTCCTTGTTGATCCGCTAGTAGACGGTTAGCCTGTTCTAGAACTAAGGCAATGGCATTCAGGCTGGTTTTATCTTCGTCAGCAACTTTTACCAGTTCGCCTAGTTTCTTCATGGCTCCATCGACTTGCAGTAGTACTTTGGAAAGAAGGTAGGTTTTTTGATCTTCAGCAAGACGTTTTTTGACATCAGAAAATTCTTCAGTTAAAACAGCTGATTTTAGAGTTTTCTGATCAATTTCTAAAAGTTTACAGATTTCTTCTGTTTTTTTACCAGCAAACTGTAGTGATGCAATCTGTTCTATTAAATTAGATAATTCTTCATTTTCTAAAACAACAACATTATCTTGGGCTCTATATTTTTCGATTAGACCCATTTCTGGTATAACTTCTACAATTTCATTTTTGGTGTCTATTACTTTTGACAGAGTATCTATTCTTTCTCTAAAATCCCTGAGATTGTCATTATCCTTTTTTTTATCAATATTCCCCATTGAATACTCCTATTTATAATTCATCCATATAATTATACATTAGCGATTTTATGGGATTTTTCAAATAACTATATAATTAATACTACTAAATCAACTACTGATCAACTATTGCACTATTCTAAACCCCCTATAGTAGATTAACACATTTTTTTTGTTTTGGGGGAATATTTTTGAATTTTTTTCTTTTTTCTGGAAGTATTCAAAAAAACAGGTTTTTTAGCTAATATAGAATATATAACGATTATTTTTATTAAACAGGATTAAGGTGAATATGGAAAACATAGAAGAACTTTTACAGTTTTATGTAGGAAACATAGAGCTTTCAGAAGGTCCAGTTGAAAAATCTGAGTTTACTAATCAGAATTTCGATCCTTCTAAGGCATCTGGACGTTTCATACAGGGCTATGCCTCTACTCCTGCTTGGGACTCTGA